GGAGTATCAGACTCGCATCTTTCCTCAAAGTTCACACTAACCGGAACCGTCGGTGATGTCTCGGGGACAGGCATGGAAACCGGTATCGGAGGAGCAGCAGGACGGGGGTTGGATTGAAGAAACCTGGCCCCCGTGGCGCCTGACGAGGCCGAAGTGGCTGCAGACGAAGCTGGCGAGTGGTCACGGAAAGAATCTGAACCACTGTTGGATTGTTCAATGAGACCAAGCGCAACAGCAGCATGATTCCTCCCAGTGTTGGCAGGGAGAATGTGCGAGTACTGATCCCAAAGGAGATAATACTCCACAGGTGTAGAGACTTGGTGATCAAGCTCCCATGCTGCCAACCGGGGCAACAGAATGTCACCAACGACACCAGACCCTATGATCCTTCTGCACGACGAATTGTTGACAGAAGCACGCATATAGCAAATCTGGAAGATGTGATGGTTGCGGTTGTACGACGCACTCTCGACAGGCAAAACAAGTTCAGCAATGTCGGAACCCGGAAGGGGCGGTGGAGCAGGAGCATCAGGATGCGCGCTAGTGATGATATAGCGGTCCCTGTCGAGCTCGAGATGCCTATGCCACCATTCTTCGGGATCAGGGCTAGGCTCACGCTGCGGCTCAGCGTAATTTCCGCGAGGGGAAAGTTCAGGCTCAGGCCCATAAAGAAGGTAGTGATTGGCACGGTGGAGCATGAGCTCAGGCCTACGCCCATTGTATTGTTCGCCATCTCTCAACCAAGGCATGCGGCGGCGCCGCATGCTCTGGATCCTGCCAACCCCATCAACAAGCCCACTGCGGAATGCCTTGGACAAGACGTTGGTGCTGCTGCGAACAGGAACTGCAGGGACCCTAGGTGAATAAATCCGGGACTCCAAATTCTGAGCGGCAGGAGCGACAGCAGTGAGTTCTGGCTCAAAAGAGAGAAGGCTGTTGGTGAAAGCACGAAAAGCGCACTCAATGATTAGAGCGAACTCAGGCTCCTCAGCGAAAAGCCTCAAAACTTCCTCAGGTGTGTAATCGTTGAACCCGAACTCGTGCGGGACAAGGCCTTGCTCAACGTATTTGGCGTTGACAATGGCAATCACCCTGTGAACAAAGAATTGGAACATAGGAAGATTTCTGGCTGCGTCGACCAAAGGCCCGTGCGGACCACGACGGCTTTCAAGCTCATCCCAGGTTTTGGAGGGCGGGGGTTCATACTCGACCACAGGGTCTAACATGACTGTTTGAACCCAATCG